GAAGACACCACGTTTCATATAAGTATGAGATTTGTTATACAACGTGACATAGACTTTGTCTTCTCCCTCATACGTCACAATCACATTTTGACTATTTCCACTGACGTTCCCAATCACCTTTTCATATGCGCAAGTAACAAACTTGCCCAATGGTGCATAGAAACCATCGGATTGAGGTGCTGCCAAATAGATGTGTATCTTTTGTAACAACGCATTAAGACTAATATACAACATGTGACTGACAATCTCGGTACGAATACTGCCAGGATTTGCATATATCTTTCTACAATATTTAACATTCTTTAGCGCAATAGCATCAGCCACAGTATTCCAAGCACTACCGCCAGCAGGGAATGAATGACTTACGACACTTGCGTTGCCACCAAAGGGAATAACATTTTCCGTATCAGAAGGAATAGGCATTGTACCATAACCTCTATAACACTTTCCTGTAATAGGACAACGATCAATATCATCGGATTGCGTCTCACCAGATGCAGCAGCATTAATGCTTCTATTCTGCATCTTTAGAGACGTCTTGCAATACAGTTTCAAGGTCATTTGATTAATGTGTAACTGCCACCGTTCGGGACTGTCAGTGCTGGACAATTCCATCTGTTCCACTTCAACAGTAGCACTAGATAATCCAGCAATCTGCACCAATAACGCCACAGCGATATTTTTAAAGGTATTAGCTGGAGAAGCAATGCCACCTACAGTGGCCTGTAGGACGCCTTGCGTTGGAGAATTGCGATACGTAACGATTATGCGTGAATTACCATTATATCTATCGATATATTCATTTTCATCACTAACATCAATACCGGCTTGTTTTAATAAGGCTTTTAACAAAGCATACACAACCGTTTGTCGTACTTGCCCAGTGTTAAACGTTTTAGCATTGATATAAACGCAATTTGGATCACTGACGGTTGATCCATCCTGTGCAACAGTACTATAACCTGCTAACGCAGATTTCAACTGCGCCTTGTATGGTTGACGCAATCGTTTGACTATACGCTTTTGACCACCGCGTTTATAAACGCGCTTTTTATACATCGCATTGCCTCGATATCGCTTTCCAGCTAACCTGCTGGATGTGCTACCATAACTTCTTCCACTCTTCTTCGTTTGAGTGCCAGTACTAGTATATGACCTAATAATTCTATCAGCAGTTGCAGTTGCAACTGAACGGCCAATATCAGCGATAGCTTTCCAGCCTGAATTACTCCTGAACCTTTTAGAACCCATAGGATGCGAGGACCGCATTCCATGGCTATTTATAGCCATTCCATGCTCGGAGCGGCCCCGTAATATTAATATAGGGGGCCGCTTAATAATTGCTAAAGCAATTATTTTTATATGCTCCGCACACTCATATAAATATATTAGTTTGTGTGCTCCGTAATTTTTATGCAACCAGCAATACAAATTACAATGCTAGTGGCATTAATTACACTAATTACAGTGTTCATAGTGTGCATGTATCCTCGCACCAACCCAAACTTACCCCCCAACTTACGCCCAAACATTACCGAACGTATTCGTCGCCCTGCCGGGCTGCCTCATACTACTAATACTAGTGTGTGAATAAATTAATTACCAAAAGTATTGTAAAACAATTCATGCATTACATAAACCCATGCTACAGAGTTGGTGTTATGTCATTTCGCCTACAAGCCAAGCACCTTTCAATTACCTACCCTCAAGCTGACTTTGCTCTCGAAGATGGACTTACTTTCCTGCGAAACAAATCATCTGGTTCTCGAAATGTCGTCTCTGTCGTTATCTGTTCTGAAGCCCATGCCGATGGGGCATTGCACAGACATGCTTATGTCAAATATAGCGGACGCATCAACGTTACCAATCCGCGTTTCTTTGATTTCGCGGGATGCCATCCCAATGTTCAAGCAACCACTAACGTCGCAGCGTGGCTCAACTACATACGTGAAGACGGCGACTTCTTGGAGTGGCATGCGGAAGAAACAAGCGGCGGTCTATACGAAAATGCCGAGACCATGGATGAAAGGTCGTTTTTTGAATGGGCGTTGGCAGCTAGAATCCCGTTCGGTTTTGCAACGCGTGCTTGGGACAGCACAAGAAAGGCAGTCAATCAGATAACGTTCTCTGACGACAACAATCCCTTCGTCGACCTTAACCTACCGTTAACGCGAGAATTAGCAAATTACCATTTGAGCCGTGACTTAACGAACATATTGGTAGGACCAACTGGTTGCGGCAAGACAGTTTACGCTTTTAGGAACTTGGTGAAACCAATGCTTATGATAAGCCACATAGACGACCTGAAGTACCTGGACCCAACGTTACATCGATCGATACTCTTCGACGACATGAAGTTCGACCATATGCCGATACAGGCTCAGATCCACTTATGCGATCGTGGTTTACCTCGGTCAATTCACCGGCGGTATGGCACGACGCTGATTCCGCCGGGAATACAAGTTCTGATAACATGCAATGAACTACCGTTTGCATGGGATCCTGCAATAGCACGAAGATGCAATCAATTAGTAATAAATGATTTATTACACTACATTGAAGACACCACGTTTCATATAAGTATGAGATTTGTTATACAACGTGACATAGACTTTGTCTTCTCCCTCATACGTCACAATCACATTTTGACTATTTCCACTGACGTTCCCAATCACCTTTTC